ACACTGTTCCTGCAAGCCTAGACTCTCGCATTTGGGTGGGTGGAAAGCTGTTAGCCGGAGGGGTGAGCGGTGCTAAACTCATTTCGTTTGGTGGCTCGGCACTTACTGCTGAGTTGCAGACTGGCGATATTGAGGCGCAGGGTCTTGAGACTCTCGCAACGCTTGCAAGGCCGATCATTGACGGTGGATCAGCGACCGTTGCGATAGCGTCAAGAAAACGGCTGGACGGGAACATTAGTTATGCGAGTCCTGTTGCTGCTGATTCTGATAATCGCGTGTCTCTACGCAGTCGCGGGAAGTATCATCGTCTTTCTGTTGTACCAACTGGCAACTGGTCAAGCCTAGTCGGTACTGACCTTGATCTCGTTCCCTGTGGGGGTCGATGATGTTTCGTCGGCTACCTCAACAGGGTGGCAATCCGCGAGAGACTGCCGAAATCGTCAACCGCATTCTTGACGGTAAGGTCAACTCTGTCGGTCTACTTACTATTGCGACCGGCAACGCCACTACAACCACCCTGTATGACGCCAGGATCAGTCCTGACAGCATTATTCTGTTCGTCCCCTACTCTGCTGCTGCCATAGCAGACGCAGTGCCTTACGGGGCGTTTCAAGACACTACAGACCAAACAGCGGCGAGCACGACCGCAGCCTATGCTGTCACGTTTAACACGACGGATTATGCCGTTGGTGTTGCGGTTGTCAGCAACTCGCAGATTACTGTTAGGTCTTCCGGCATCTACAACATCCAGTTTTCGTTCCAGTTTGCCAACACCAATACTTCAATCCAAGATGTTGACGTTTGGTTCCGCAAAAATGGTACCAATGTTGCTGGGTCAAACAGTAAGTTTTCAGTCCCCAACAGTCATGGTGGGACGGACGGTCATCTGATTGCTGCGCTGAACTTTTATCTGCAACTGGCGGCGGGTGATTACGTCCAGATTATGTGGGCGACTACTTCTACGGCTGTGACGCTTGAGCAGTTACCGACTCAGACAAGTCCGACACGACCGTCAACGCCGAGCGCGATTGTCACGATCAACAAAGTCGACGAATCATCATCGTCTGACATTTACGCATCCAATCAACTACAGGGCGAATGCACAGTCAACCACTTTGCAAACGCAACAGCGGACAAAACCTATCGTTATGTCGTACTCGGCTAGGTATGTAAAACCGGAGGAGTTACGGTCAGTCTGGGATCAAGTTAGACCTGGGTTGTTGGAGGTCAAAGAGGCAAGTAACGAGCCTTGGATTCCGGAGGATGTTTACGCTGACTGCTTCGCTGGTAGGTCGATGTTGTTTCTGCTGGGTGATGGGTTTGGAGTAGTTCAACCGCAGGGCGATACGCTTCATGTTTGGTGCGGTTGGGGTGCGTGGATGATGGATGACGGGATGGCTGAATTATTTGCGATTGCCAGACAGGGTGGAGCGCGTAAAATATCGTTTGACTCTAATCGTCCTGGCTGGCAGCGGGTGGCTAAAAAGTACGGATTTCGTCCGCGAAAGTGGATAGCAGAGGTGTGACATGGCAGGTGGTGGTGGTCAAACAGTTAGTCGGACGGAACTTGATCCGACGTTGCAGCCTTACGTTGCTTACGGTCTGGGAGAGGCTCAACGACTGTATCAAGGGCAGCAACCGCAGTATTACCCCGGTCAGACCTACGTCGGGCCGAGTGCTTACACTACGGAAGCCATGCAAGCCGCTGCCGAGCGTGCAAGGATGGGTTCTCCGCTCACACAAGCCGCGCTAGGCCAACAACAGGCGACGGTAGGGGGTCAGTACCTCGGTGGCTCTCCGTTCTTCCAGGGAGCCTTCCAAGCCGCTGCACGACCGCTTGAACAGACGTACATCGATGCTATCAACCGCGCTAGGTCTGCTGCATCGTCTGCTGGCCGGTACGGTTCAGATGCGCTGGGTCAAATGGAAGGACGAGCAGAGGGTGCGCTTGCAACGGGTCTGTCGGATATTGCCGGGAAACTGGCTTACGAGAATTACGCTCGTGAGCGATCTATGCAAGAAGCGGCAGCTACTCGTGCTCCTGCGATGGCTGAGACTCAGTACGGTGACATCCAGAGGCTTGCCAATGTTGGCGCGATGTCGGAGGACTATCAGCAGCGACAGATGGCAGCAGACATTGCTCGATTTAATTACGGGCAACTGGCACCCTATCAAGCCTTGCAGAGCTTCCTCGGGTCTGTGTATGGCGCCCCGTCAGGGATGATGGCGACTCAACCAGTCATCGGGAATCCGCTGCTTGGTGCGCTTGGCGGCGCTGCTGCTGGTTACGCTCTCGGTGCTCCGCAGGGGTACGGTGGCGCTGGTGCTGCTGCTGGTGGTTTGTTGGGTGGGTTTGGGAGCCGAGCATGAGTGGAATGGAGCCGATCATAATGGGTGCGGTCGCTGGCGCTGCGCTCAACCGGGATGACCCGATGAAGGGTGCCATGATGGGCGCTGCGCTAGGCGGCGGTGCTGGTGCTCTGTTGGGTGGAGCGGGTGCGGCGGGAGCGGCAGAGGCAGGTGCTATGGGTGCTGCTGAAGGAGCAGTGGCTGCCGACGCTATGCCAGCCTTTCTTGCAAATCAGCCAATGGGTCCGTCCGGATTAATGCCAATTGATGTGTTTCCAGTGAACGCTTATCCAGCAGCGGAAACGATCCCGGTTTTTAACAATGAGGCAATCGCACGAGCCTCAATGGGTGGTGACTACACTGGCATTGGCTCTGGGGCATCTGGCTCGTCTATGTACAGTCCATTTGGTGGAATGATTGGATACGAGGAAGCAGCAGGGAAAGAACTGGCAAAGGCGCAAGCAAAGGACATCATGATGCGTGGTGGTATGCCATCACTCGGCGGTGCAATGAATATGCTGCGTCAGGCTCAGCCCCGAGCCGGGATGCAAGCACCAGGAATCCGCAGAGGGCAGCCCCAGGCAGTCAACTACGGTGGTCTTGCTAGTTTGTTGGAACCTAAACTTACTGAGAGGCGGCGACTTTCGCTGTTGTGACATGGATGAAATTCTCGCTCAGTTGTTCCCGCAAGCACCGTCTTACTTCCCCGGTCTGCTAGGGCAGGAGCAGGCCAATCTGCTTCAGCAGCAAGCCCAGCGACAGGGTTTGCTTGGTATCGGCATGGGGTTGTTGCAAGCCGCAGCCCCGTCTACCACTAGGCCGAGTCTCGGTGCTGGTATCGCGCAGGGGTTGGCGACTGGCCAAGAGATGGCGCAGAACGTCTATGTGCAGAGGCTGAAAGAAGCAGAGATCGCGCAGAAGCTGGCAGAGCAGCAGAGGGTTCTGCAAGAGCAAGAAGCAGCAAGATCGTTGATGCCGCAGATCCTTCGTGCCGGAGCGCAGGCTCCTACCATTTACGGTGAGCGCACTGCATTCCCGATGCGGGATGATGAAGGCAACCTACTTCCTGGCGCTGCTATGCAAACGGGTCAACCGCAGATCGACCCCAATGTTCTGCAAGCCTTGTTGACTCGCGCTCCTAGTGTTGCCGCTAAAATCTTGCCTGCACTAGAAACATTCCGCAAATTTACTGCTCCAGAACAAATCAAACTTGGTGCTGAAGAACGGTTGTTTGAGCGCACTCCGACTGGCGCATTGCAAGAAGTTGCCGCTGGCGCAGGAAAGTTTAAATTTGAAAAACTTCCTGATGGGACTGTCATTCAAGTCGATCCAACTGGCAGGGCCGAGCCAAAGGTTGTGTGGACTGCTTCTACTGCGCCGAAGTTGGCTGATTCTGGGTTGATTTATGCCCAAGTCAATTTTGGCAAGACCACAAATCTCAGCCCTGAACAATTGTCAGAAGCGTTTAATTTCCAACAGCAACCTAGTCCAGCGCAGTTGATGGATTTGGCACTGAAAGCTGAAGCAATCAAAGCAGAAACTGGGCAAGACCTTACCGGAGAGATTCGTTCACTTGGACGTAGAGTATTGGGCGGCGCTCCTGCTCAAGTTGCTGCTCCTGCTCAAGCTGCTCCTGCTCAAGCTGCTCCTGCGGTGGCTCAGCCTGTACCGTCAGCAGTGGCTCAACCGGTTGCTGGCGAGCCTGCATTCGTTCAAGCAAGTGTTGATAACCCTTCCGTAAGCAACCTGAGTGTTCCGCTTAAATTTAGGAATGAACTCAAAGCCGCGCAGCCGAAAGTGTTGGGCGCCACGGTTCAATCTGTCCGAGACATTAGAGATTTGCGTGATACCGCTCAAAAACTGCTTAACAATGAGCAAGGGTTGAGACAAGCGGTCGGTTTGGGTGGCGAAATGATGGCAGCAGTCAAAGGTTCGGCGGCTGCTGACGCTGCTGCTCAACTTGAAAATCTCCGCAATCGATCATTTACTGCTGGGTTGCAGGCTCTACGCAATGCGTCTCCAACTGGTTCTGCGGTTGGTGGTGTGACCGAGCGAGAAGGCGGAAGGTTTGAGAATATTCAAGCAAACCTCAGCCAATCGCAGAGTTTTGATGCTATCCGAGAACAACTTAGGCAACTCATTGTTGTGTCAGACGAGAGTCTAGGTCTACTGCGAAACTCGTATGAATCTGATTTCGGCCCAAACAGAACGCTAAGCACAGTGTTTGAGACTAGAGTTGTTGTTGAGCCTGAGAAACGCAAGTCTTTGCGTGAAATTTGGAGGTAATCATGGCTAGTCTGTCAGAAAAGATTTCCTCTGCTCGGTCTCAAGGTTACTCGGACGCTGAAATTGTCCAGTTTATTACCGACAACAACCTATCGTCGAAAGTAACAGAGTCAATTAAAACCGGGGCGTCTCCAACAGAAATCCTTGACGCAGCAACTGCTGGCAGGCCAACGCTAGAACGTGCAGGTCGCATTCCTGGTCTTGCAGCGCGAGGAGCATTGCCTATTGCTGCTGGTGCAGCGATTGGCGCTCCGTTTGGCCCTCCCGGTATGCTTGCTGGAAGTCTTGCTGTTCCTGCGGCTGAGGCACTTACTCAGCTTTACAATATGATTGCCCCGCAGAAATATCAAATTCCAACGCCAATGCAGGGTATTGAGTCGCTTGGGACGATGATTGGTTTGCCAAAAGCTGAGACATTGCCTGAGCAAATGATTCAAGCTGCTGGCGGTGGTGTTGCGGCTCCAATTGCACAGATCCCTGGTGCTGCAAGGCTTGCAACCACTGCGCTGACTCCTACAGGCCGAGAGGTTGCTCGAGTTGCTGCTGCTCAACCGTCCGCACAGATTGTTGCCGGTGGGGTTGCCGCTCCTGTTGGTGAAGCAGTTGGCGAGGTTACGGAGTCGCCAGTCGCTGGGATGATTGCCAGTATGCTGACTGGAGGCGCTGTTGGCGCCAGAAGGGGCGAGCAAGAGGTTGCCCCGACTCGTGCCGCTGTTCGTACAGAATCGCAAAACGCATATGATCGAGCAACGCAAGCCGGTGTGATTGTTTCGCCTAATAGTTTGCAGAATGCTGTGCAAGGCATCACCCAGCAAGTAACAAATGCTGGGTTTGATGCTGGTTTGCATCCTCGTGTTGCAGCGGTATTGAATAGACTGCAACAAGAAGGACAGCAACCGCGGACTTTGGATGAGCTTGAAATCCTTCGCCGTGTTGCGTCTGGTGCGGCGGCATCAAATGAACGAGATGAACGTAGGCTAGGACGGATTATTGTTGGTCAAATTGATAGGTATGTAAACAATCTAGGCGCTCCTGACCTTGTTGCTGGTAATCAAACTGGGATTGGCGAACTTCGCACTGCTAGGAATTTGTGGAGCCGCAACGCAAAGGCAGATGTGTTCGAGCAGATGGTAGATCGCGCACAGACCACTGGCGGCAGTGTATATACACAATCAGGCTATGAAAACGCATTGCGCGGAGAGTTTCGCAGACTAGCAAACAATGACACCCGGATGCGGCAATTCACTGCTGACGAGCAAGCGGAAATTAGGCAGATTGCTCGTGGAGGAAACATTCAAAACATTTTGAGAATTGTTGGGAAGTTCTCTCCGACGAGTGTTATCGCTGCACCATTGTCTGCTGGTACTGGTTATGTTGTCGGGGGGCCTGCTGCTGCTGTGGCATTGCCTGTTACTGGGTTGGCTGCTCGTAGAGCGTCAGAACAAATGATGCAACGACAGGTTGATGATTTAATCAACCAGATTTTGATGGGTAGACCGCTTCAACGTGGCGAGCCTACAATGTTCAACATTCCTGCTGCTGGCCGTGGATTGTTGGCTCCGCAGGTTGAGGTGGAATAATGGCAAAGACAAAGATCAGCGAGTTCGACACCAATCCAGACAACAACACTGATATTGACAACATCAATATCGCTGAGAACTGTCCTCCGGCGAACATCAACAATGCCATCCGCGAGTTGATGTCGCAGTTGAAAGACTTCCAAGCTGGCAATCAGGCATCGAACCAACTACTAGCCGCTGGTGGCGGGACTGGCCTATCGTCATCTGGTACGTCTGGCAATGTCCTGACTTCTGACGGTAGCGGGTGGGTATCGTCTGCGCCTAACTACGTGCCGACTGGTGGCATGATGATGTGGGGGACTGCATCTGCTCCGACGGGCTACCTGCTCTGTAACGGCTCTGCGGTGTCGCGGTCTACCTATTCTGCGCTGTTTGCGGTAGTCGGTACGGCATTCGGATCAGGAGACGGGTCTACTACGTTCAACCTGCCAGACTTCCGAGATCGCTTCCCTGTCGGTGCTGGAACGACGTACAGTGCTAACTCAACTGGTGGTAGCAAAGACGCAATCGTTGTCAGCCACACTCACACTGCAACTGATTCGGGCCACACTCATAACGTGACGGGGAACATAGCCGGGACTGCTGATCTTGGAACTGCCAGCGGTGGGAATGTATATTCGCCAACAGTTGCGGCAACGGCAACAGGCACAGCTAATATTACGGTGTCCACAACCGGATCGTCTGGTACGAATGCTAATCTACCGCCATACCTGGGTGTCTACTTCATCATCAAGACATGACAACCGCAAACGAAGTCGAGGCTAAGCTAATGACGCATGAACAGGTTTGCGCTGTCCGCTATGAGGGCATCAACGCTCGTCTCAAGCGTCTTGAGCAGATACTGATTGGGACTGCTGCGTTCATCATTGCGCTGTTGCTTGGGCTTGTTATGAAGGTGTGAGATGGTAGAGATCGCGGTCGCGCTTGCTGCTGCACAGGCTGCGGTCGCAGGCATCAAACAAGCCATCCAGGTCGGCAAAGACGCAAAGGAGTGTCTAGGCGAGTTCATGCAACTGTTTGACGCGCAGGATCAGATACAGAAAGCGTCAACAGATGAACGAGCAAAGCTGCCGGAGCAACAGCAGAAGTCTGCAATGTCAGAGGCTCTCGAGTCCGTCATTGCTGCGAAGAAAATCCGCGATATGACCGATGAGTTGAAGCAGTACCTCATCTGGTCAGGACAGTCTGACATCTGGGACGAGATCCAGAGAGAACGCAACGCTATCATCCAGAAGCGGAAATCTGCTGAGTTGGCGGCAAAGAAGAAAGCCGAGGAAGATGCCGAGCTACGTCTTAAGCAGCGGAAAGAGCGGATGCTGCTGGCTGTAGTGTTAGGGATCGGAGGCATCATCTTTTACCATTCTGCCGCTTACATCTGGTCTTGGTACCAAGCAAACCAATGAAGTATTTTGTTGGCTTTATGTTCTTCGTTGTAGTGCTGATGGCAACGCTTGCAGGGATAAGCCGATGAACACAGAACAGATTGAAGTCAGAACGTGGTCGGTGGTGGTACTGACGCTGAACTTTATTTTGTTCGGCAGTGTTGCAGCCATCCTCTATGCGGTGATGTTCGTCGAGCATGACCTCGAGCGCATCAGCCCTATCGACCAGCAGTTCCTTGCGATCCTGAAAGACATCATGCTGCTGTGTATCGGCGCTGTCGGCGGGTTGGTAGGCCGGAAGGGTGCCTATGCCGCGGCTAACATGATTTCAAAGGAAAAAGATGATTCCACTCGGCCCACTCCTTGAAGTTGGCGGCAAGATTCTTGATCGAGTCTTGCCTGACCCTGCTGCTGCTGAATCTGCCAAACGGGAGCTTGCAAAGCTAGAGCAGGACGGTGAACTGGCGAAGATGGCTCAGCAGACGAAGCTGTTTGAGTTGAACGTCGAGAACACGAAGTCCGCACGAGAGATGCAGGTAGCCACCAGGAGCCGCATCCCTGCTGTGCTGTCTATCGTCACCGTTGCTGGCTTCTTTGGACTGCTGATCGGTTCTGCGCTGGGGTACATGAAATTAACTGGCAGCGATGTAATGATGCTGCTGCTAGGTGTCCTGGCTCGAGAGACTGCCAGCGTGTACAACTTCTGGTTGGGTTCGTCCAACTCCAGTCAAACGAAGGATATGCTCAAGAAATGAACTCGAACTGGGACAACGCACTGAAAGCTGTTCTCCATCATGAAGGCGGGTTCGTGAACCATCCGTCCGATCCTGGCGGCATCACTAATCTCGGATGTACAAAGAACGTCTGGGAGGATTGGTGCGGCAAGCCCGTCACTGAACAGGATATGCGTGACCTCCAGCCGGACGACGTTGCCCCGCTCTACAAAACCAAGTATTGGGATCGCGTGAAGGGTGACGACCTGCCAGCAGGGATCGATTTCTGCGTGTTTGACGCAAGCATCAACTCAGGTGTTGGCAGAGCATCCAAGTGGCTGCAAGAGTCTGTTGGAGTGCAGCCTGACGGTGTTATCGGGCCGATGACGCTGCGAGTTGCACAGGCAATGGCGCCGAATGACCTTGTGAACCTGTATTGCGACAAGCGGCTGGCGTTCCTGAAAGAACTCAAGACCTGGGATGTGTTCGGTAAGGGCTGGGAACGGAGGGTGGAAGAAGTCCGCTCCCATGCGCTCACAATGATCGCAAAAGCCGGTTGATGTACCACTGAGCCTTTTCGAGATCCTCTCTGCCGTTCTTCTTCTTCCACCGCCAGAGATACTTAATCGCGTTTCCGGTGCAAAAAGCCTCCATGCCTTGCAGTCCTTCCGTAGCGACTGCAATAGCATCGATGCACTCAACAGCACCTTTATAGTGGTCGGGGTTGGTAGGGTCAGAATGGTGCGTCATCTCGTGCCTTCGGTTCAGCCAGTGTTGCCCATCCATCCCAGCCGACAGGAACTGACTCCATCTTGAGAGTCAAACCTTTAGCGGTTTGCATGACAACGCCGATCTTCTGCCAGCGTTTTTTCTCCTCTCCTTGTTTGTTTGTATAAGTTCCGGTGCTAGCGATTACTTCGTATGCGATGGGCATAGTTTTTCCATTAGGTTGTTGACTTCAGACAAAAACTCTTTGACCTTGCTCTCAAACTTCTCGATCTCCTCCTCTGTCGGCTGGAACCGGACTACAAACAACCGAAGGTGCTCTGGGAATCTGTCATCAAACGACACAAAATCCACCCACTTCCTGCCGGTACAGCTAAGTTGAGCCATCATCTGCGGGGTGTACTTCGCAGGAGGTTTCCCGCTCTGGATGTAGTCTAGGTGTGTCGTTGATCTTGGACATTTGATCTCCACCAGACCGTCAGACCCAACCAGGGCATCAGGGCTGGCACCAAACCAACGGATTAGCGGGTGCTTCACAAACCCCACATCGTCCGTTAGTTCGTAACTCGCCTGATACGCAGCCTTTGCAAGCGGCTCAACATCGATCCCCCGTTGCATATCTGCGTTAACAAACGAGTCTTGCGCTCGACCCGTCAGTCGCTCCGTGACCAGTTGGGTCAAGTATCCTTTCCTTGCCTGCGTTTCTTTGCCTGCAAGGATGTCGCTGGCTCGAGAGCCTGTCGCATGACCAAGCCTGTCATGAAACCACTGTTCTGTCCGTTGCTCAGTCATGGACGTACTCCAAAACCCGTTGGAATCGTCCAGAAGCGGCTTTCCTGCGGCCGGTAGGCATTAGGTAGCCTTTCCTCACCAGCGGCGCTATACGTGGCGTTATCGTGTTAAGCGGGAGTCCTGGCAGGCGCTTGGCTAGTTCGTCTGCGGTCAACCCCTTCTTTGCGCTCCTGAACTCGGCCAGCACGACCATCTCGAGCCGGTTGGCATCGACGCTGACTGCAGCCTCGTGGCTGGTTTGCGGATCGGTGCTGCGAGCTAGTCCTGGCCAGTTCATGCTTTCACCCATGATTGATGGGGGATTGGAAACTTGGGAGCGTGGAAGAACTTCCGCAGGATCAGCGTGTCGGGGTTGTAGAAGGCACCAGGGTTGATTGATTTGATCTGAGCGATGGCCACCTCAAGTTCTTTGTTGTCGTGTTGATAGTCGCGTCCGACTCGAGCAGCAGCGCGGAGCGTGGCACGTTGTTGGTCATTCAAAAGAATTGCGGGTTGCATCATTTCACCTCCATCAGTTGTGTCTTACGGGTGTTTTTAGCTGCTTCGAGTTGCTGCATGAACTCGGTGTCTTTTAGAGCCTTGTAAGCGTGGGCAAACACGGTCTTGAGTCCGTCTAGGTTCTCAGCGTTTGCGACTTGCTTGAGATACGGAGCAGGGTCAATTGCTGGCTTCTTGCTGGCTGCGTTACCGTCATCGTCCTCTGGAGCTATGCCGCACGCTGCCATAAGGCTGTACCTGCGGGCGTATGAAAGCGCCGAGCCGTAGCCCTGTGGGTCTTGCTTTGCAGCAGGTACGTGGAGCTTACCGCCCGACAATGTTTCGCCAGACTCGTGAACGAATACGGTTTCTACGATCACTCCGTCTTCGCACTCGTGCGTCTGCTGCATGAGCATGATTCCGTTTCCGTTCAGCCCGTCAATGACAGCCTCTACGCAGGCTGCGAGATCAGCGTATCTGCTTTTGAAGTGCGGGTTGGTGGAGGATTTCAACGCAGGCCCGAAAGCCTTCTGTGCCTTGACCAACGATGATGCGATCTGTTTCATATGTCCCTCGATATTTCTGCCACTTGGTTAGGTATTGTTCCTGTTCGCTCGGTGGTGTCCAACCGAATCGTCGCCACGTTTGCTGCACATCTGTAGCGACGCCGGGAGTCCACTTAAAATCTAAATCCGTGAGATGAGTTGCCAAACAAGGTCTCCTATCGTTGAGGTTGAACCGATACTCCAATCGACTGCTGTTATGCCGAGGACTACTCCTGCTGCGATGATTGCGAGGTGTTTCATTTCGCCACCTTGTATGCGAGTTTGGAGGACTGCTTCCAGGTGTCGAACTGCTTCTCTGCCAGTTCCTGAATGCGTTGCTTGAGCATTGCTTTCGCATCCTCACCGTTCCAGAGCATCTCGATCACTTGGTCGGTGGTGATGTCGGTATCGCGGTCTAGGTCAACCCAGACCCAGAGGATTTCTTTTGCTGTCGCTGAGTCGAGCCAGCAAGCAATCTCGTCGCTCTCCCACTCTTGCTGACGCTCGAGACTGTCGTTGTAGTTGTCCTCACGAATCCAGTGCAGGTCGATTCCAAAGTCGCTCATGTTGTCCTCGGTTGTTGTTTGTTGACGGTGAAAGAATAGTACAGTAGATTCCACCTAGAGGTCAGGCAAAACGTTCCATTTTTTACAACTTTTACAATTTGAGGTTGCGATGACACCGAATGATGCGATCAACCTAGCCGCTGCCTTGGTAGGCACGAAGGGGCGGTTGTGTGAGCAGTTGCAGGTCAGCAAACAAGCAATAAACGGGTGGAAAACTCGGGGGGTGCCGATCAAGAGGGCTTTGCAGATTCAGGAGTTGACGGGAGGGGTGGTAAAGCTGGGAGACTTGTGTCCGCAGTACGCCAACATCGATGTGCAGATCGAAAATGTCTAACCTGACTGCTCGGTCGAAGGCATTGCTTGTAGAGCTTGGCTATCAGGTTGCACTGGTCGAGCATTACAACAGCTTCACCAAGCGCAAGCATGACCTCTGGGGCTGCATTGACCTGCTTGCAATCGGTCACGGCGAGACGGTAGCAATCCAGGTGACTAGCAAGGGTCATCTGTCAGAACGTCGGCACAAGATCGAGGAGGCCGAGGCTTACCCTGAGATGCTGCGTTCTGGGTGGCGGGTGGTGCTACATGGGTGGTTTAAGGAAAACAACAGGTGGCAACTGAAAGAGGTTGAGCTGTGATCGAAAGAATTGGCGATGCAACTCTTTATCTTGGTGACTGCCGGGAGATTTTGCCTCAGTTGCCGAAGGTTGATGCCGTCATTACTGACCCGCCTTATGGGGAGCAGGATACCCATGCTGGGCATCTTTCCAACGTCATTCTGAAGAATGGTGAATCTGCTGGGCAACATTTGGGGTTTGAAGGGATTAGTCAAGATCAAATGATTTCTATGGCCCGCGAATGGGTCGAGAAGGCAAACCGCTGGGTGGTGTTTACTAGCGAATGGAAATTCATGACAGCGTTGAATGATGCCGAGTTGCTAGTTCGATTCGGCATCTGGAGAAAACCAGATGGTTCACCACAGTTCACAGGAGACCGCCCAGGAATGGGTTGGGAGGGTATTGCAATCTGTCATCGAGCAGGGCGTAAGCGATGGAATGGAGGAGGAAAGCACGCCTTCTACAACTGGCCGAAAGGAAGCAACAATTCAGGCCACCCAACGGGAAAGCCTATTGGCCTGTTCTCCGAGTTTGTTCAGGACTTCACCGAACACGGCGAAATGATCCTTGACCCGTTCATGGGGTCAGGCACAACCGGAGTAGCCGCCATCCAGATGGGCCGCAAGTTTATCGGGATCGAACGTGAAAAAAAGTATTTCGACATTGCCTGCGAGCGAATTGCTAACGCATACGCACAGCCATCATTGATCGAAACAACACCACAACCTAAACCAAAACAATCGAGCCTACTCTAACCATGATCTTCACACTCGCGCACGACACCGCCCGCCAGAGGGCTGTAGAGGCCGTTAAAAACGCTCGGCATGGCTGGGTGGTACGGATAGAGCCACCCAACAGAACAAGCGCCCAGAACTCGTTCTATTGGGCCACACTGTCAGCGATCAGCGAGCAGATACGTCCGCAGGGTCAAAATCACGATCAGGATGTCTGGCACGCTTACTTCAAGACTCGGTATCTTCCTGGGAGGATGTTGGAGTTGCCCAACGGTCAGGTGATGGAGGCAGAGCCGACTACAACAGGGCTTACAAAGGCACAGTTTTCCGACTACGTTGAGCAGGTGTTGGCA